CCCGAATCGGGTAACAGCCCTCTGGCTGTGTTGTGAAGCCATTAACTCCGCTAAATCAGCAGCGAAATCAATGTGCACCCACCGTTGCATATAAATGTGCTCTAATGTGCGCAAATACTTGGAGACTCTTCCATCAAACCTGGAAAGATCAGTTGCGTAAACATACAGAGCGTGCATACAAATGAGTGAGACCCTGGTTGCTATTTCAAGTGGATTCATAGCAAACGCGTACCAGGGCTGTTTCTTAAGTATTACGTCGGAAAACGAATACATAAAACATGAATAATTTAGCTTAGTGGTTCCTGGAATTGTGCTTATGTTCCTAGGGTCCTTAACATCACTATAGCTTTCCGACTTCTGAAAACACTCAATGTTATCAGATGAGGTTAAATGTGAGCTCATCGATCCAGCGTCAAGAATCTTACGCTGTGTTGGTCGATTCTGACGTTCATAAACCTCATCAATGCCATATGGCACGCCGGTTCCCGCTAGCGAGGCGGGGACTAAAAACTCGCTAAACTCCTTCATCAAAGTGAGATCATAATCTGTGATCTCTATATCATCGGAAGGCTTCACATCTAGGACACGACCTTGGATGGTAGCTTCGTCATTTGACTTAGTCTTAACAGGTGCATAGCACTCATTAATGAAGGGCGACATGAATGGCACAACTCCCAACTTAGCTTCAGGATTATAGCTAACAGGGTCGAACTGGTAATTGTGCACACTAGCGGTAACAGGAAAAACCATGTCTGGTGAATAATTCAGGCCACGTCGATGAAACCGCACTAGTACAGATGCGGCCTCAGAAGAAACCTCCGGCAACTTCTGACGCACACCAGCGTCAGTTAGGTCAGTTTTGCCGTTAGAGACGGTATTCGCTAACTTATCGTCATCAGCAGCTGAAATAGTAGCAACAGCATGCTGGCCGACCACGGCGGTGGACACCATGGTACAATCGGACTTCTTAATCTTCAATCTCAAAAACCCATCAACAGCTATTCGCAAGCGTGCTAATTTGGGGCTGCTCAACAAAAATGACAAGTCAAACAGTGGGCTAATGAAAGTTTTCATAGGAGTAAAACAAACTAACTGATGGTGATCGTCAGTCTGTCTTCTGTCAACATTATAAATCGTGGTTTGGACCCCCAATCCATACCAGACCCGTGCTGAGACCGTAATAACGTCTCCGGAATAATTCCACACACTGTGTTCGTACGTCGCTCCGCCCGAGACAACGTAAGTCACACGGTCCCTCTCATCAAACGTGAAAGAGTACTCACCAGCGTCACTCGCAGCCGCCGTGGGTTGAAATGTGGATATCATATATGTCCTGACATAGGTAGCCAACAACGTAGGCATATCCAAATACATATCAGAATCAATGATAGCGATGACAGAGTTACGCGGAGGGTTGAACTCACGCGCATCAACTCCAACGTCTTTCCCCCAATAATAAGAACGAGCACCTTCACGCTTGTTCTTAATATCGGACCTTGACAATTGGGGATAATATGGCTTGACACCTAATGTCGCACATATCAACTCAATGGTAGAGACGCTCGCAGTCCTAACGGCCGCCGAAGTGGGATGTGTATGGTTAGGAGGGATCTTCAGGGACACACCTAATGTGTTCATAAAAATCTTACGCACGGTGCTGACGTCTAGCAAGGATTGGGTGGTGCTTCTCATCAGCCAAGAAATATACTTACTCGGCATGACACGACCCAATGGATCAAACAGATGCAACTTATTACAGGCTGCAATGCACAGAACTCGGGCGGCTAACACAGCAACAACAACGAGTAGAGACAAAACGAAGATGTCAAGCCATGTGATATACAATACACAGACCCGACGGTGGTAACTTGGTGAGCTAGCCAACATACTAATCTCATCTAAAAAACCTGAAGGATTATCAGACCCGAACACAGGAGCACCGGTTTGATTCCACCATTGACGAACACGTTTCGTAACGATAGTATCAAGTAACCGACCAATGCAAAACCTGCTGTACCACACAACTGGTTCGGGATGGAATAGAGTTATTAATCTCCTATATTCCAAGATAAAAGGCCACAGAACAGACATAACCATGCCTGTGACAAGGTTGTAAAAGTATACCGTGTATCTCACCAGATACACAATAATAGCAATCCAACCGCGGATAGAATCAACGATGCTACCCAGAAAACCCAAAGCGCTAAAATAAAAACGAGCCATCAACAGACTCAATAGTGCAATAGGCAAGGGAACCACACTCAAACGCATGATTAGTAGGAAGTTAAGGTTAAATTAACAAAGAACTGGAAAAAAT